CTAACAAGTATCAACTATATTAACATATTGTTTTAGTTGGTGTCTCTGCGGCGGAGCCGTAATAAAGAAGGGGGGGGCCTCAATATCTTCGATATAGTATTACCCCCCTTCGTTAACCAATTAACTATATGGGCGCAGTAAGGCGTTTTTATTGTTAAGGGTCTATGGTTAACATCACACTCAATATCTTTATAGGGTGGCACTTCTTAGGGGTATTATGGCCCGTAAAGGAATGCTACACCAATTAACCTATCAAATAGGGACTTCTGTTGACCCTATTGAAAATAATCATTATGTATTATTTGACTTATCTAGGGACTTGACTCTCAAGATGCAAAATATGGTTCGGCAAGGACAAATATTTAAACTTGTAGGGATTGATGTCGGGTTAGAAAACAACCCGGATACAGCAGCTGGTTCCGTTTCTGGTTCTTTTCACTATTATACACCTACGAAAGGACGGTGTGACGCTTGGAGAAAAGCGTTTAGTGCCGTTATGAAATGGCGTAAAATTCAAGGAATTTCGCCTAACTTCAATTATGATTTTCGTGTCGGTATTGATGCTGCATTGGACTATGAAAATTATGGCGGAACTCACTATGGTTCCATTGCAAACCAAGCTTGGATTGAATTGGATGCTGAGAGTGACCCTCTTGGTCTTTATCTTGAAGATAGTGGAACTGTCGAATCTAAACAATCTATCTTTGATGTATGGAATATTGGTATTCCTATTAATACTGCCACTCCTGACTTTGGTCAAGGATGGCATCCTTATTTGCCTGTTTCCGGTGATAACTCAGAGGAAATGGATTTTGTGAAACATGAGTTTGCATTATTAAAAACAAATCCACGGGGCCCTCAGCAAGCAAGAGCAGAATTTGATGAAATTCCTTTTATGGTTGCTTACACTCAAGGTTATCCTACTGGCTATGTTGATGCTACAAATTTTAAATGGCGACCTACTGCCGGTGAATATTTGCCGATTATGAACGGTCTTTTATATGGGCATATGAAAGATGTTAGCAACTTCGATGACGAAGCCACTGTAGAAATAACTGTCTCATTCCATATCTCAGGATGGTATCCGATTCTTAAGAGAAGAAAATTTAAGGGTAAGAGACGCTCAGGAAAGAGCAAGCGTTCAAGAAGGAAATGATGGAACCGATTGATTTTGACGGGGATGGTAAAATCTCCCCTGTTGAGCGTTTGTTATTCCTCCTCATCATTTTTTGTTTCGGCGAAAGGACTTTCTCCCTTTTGGTATAAACCACGGTAAAAAATTGTGGTGGTGATTCTATTTCCATATTTAAGAAATAAATGCGGATAATGCATGGCAATGTATGGAGCATCGTAGCCCGCTTCGATGAGTTCCGCACATGTTTTCATTTGAATTTTTTGTTTAGATATTTCTTCTTCTCTCCACTTTCCTATTTCTATTGGTTCTGTTTCTTCAATTCTTGCGATGTGGTCGTGACCATCTTTATCGCACATTGTTTTTGAGCAGTATTTTCTACATGCTGTTCTACTCTTGTCTCTTCCTTCTACGTGTGACGGTTTGAATAAATTTAATGTGTTGAATTTATTAGCTACCGTTTTTCCTCTTATACTTGTAAAGAATTCTATGTAAAGTTGGACATGGATTCCTTCCGCGAACACTTGGGATTCGCATCCATATTCCATTTGAAAAATCGAATACGAGGGTTCTAGGCTGCGCACTAGGTTCTCGACTTCTAAAAGTAATTCTTCTATTTTTGTATTTGGCTTTGGCCAAAGTGTAATCATCCAATGCCGTAATTGTTTATTCATTTCGGACATTCTTCTTCCCCCATTTGTTGTTTGCATCTTTCAATAAACTCTTCATCTGTTATTCCTGAGCGGCCAAGCAGATAACAAACCATCAATCTTAATTGTAATTCATCTAATGAAAACAATGCATCATTCCAATTCATTCTACTCATCCTCCAAAGCGAGCATTGTTTGATTAGTGTCGTGACACTCTTCAACTAATTTTGCTAATTTTTGTACAGCAGCTTCGATTTCTAATTCTCTTATGTACATATTTTGTAGAATTATTCTTAATTCGTTCAATCTGTTACTCAGGCTTTCAATGTCTAATGTGTTATCTTCCATGTTAACACCTAACAAGTATCAACTATATTAACATATTGTTTTAGTTGGTGTCTCTGCGGCGGAGCCGTAATAAAGAAGGGGGGGG